CAGCGCAATGTCCAGTGCCAGTTTTTAAAACTTCTTCTGCTGTTTTAGTAGGAACTCCGTTACTGTTAGAATACTCATCATCTACAAGTTCATAAGTAATGTTTTCATTCATCCAGTCCATTAACTCTTCTGGCGAAGAAACACCTTCTATAGATAATGAATCTCCGTTTATCTCACTAAGCTCTTCATAAAGCTCCATAAATTCTGTTTTAATCATAATAATCTCCAATATTGAATATTAATCATTATAATTTAGCAGATTAAAACTCAAGATCAATGCCTTCAGTGATAGTTTTATAAATAGCTTCTTCAGGAAGCTCAGGGTGCTTTGCATAAAGCTTCTTAAATGCTTCATCTCTACCAAGCCCTTTATCAGTTAGCTTCTTAAACTCAGACTGAACTGCTACAGCATACTCAGAAGTATACCAACGAGACTCAATGGCAGGGTCACATTTCATAGGCACATCAATATAAGGGGCAGCAGCATCAATCATAATTCTAGGAAGAATTTCAGAAGCCTGTTCTGCATACAAGGCAGGGCACTCCAACATAACTTCATCGTGAATAGTCATAACAAGCTTTGCATCAATATCTTTAAGTTCCTGACTATTATGAATCTGAATCATTGCAAGCTTAGTAAGTGAAGCTGCAGATCCCTGAATTCTTGCATTAAGGCACTGTCTTTCTGCCTGAGCAATTCTACCGGTATTGGCAGACAGAATAATTCCTTCTTTTGCAGCCAGCTTAGCAAGCTCATCAAATTCTTTATTATTCTTAGTTGTCTTAGCTCTATTTATCCAAGAAGTGAGCTTATCATCTACAAGTGGGCGGCTTTCACAACCAAGAATAGGATTAAAAGTCTGAGCAATCAGTTTGTCAGGATCCATATAAGAAGCTTCATAAGGATTAAGGAAGTAGTCAGTCAAATGACGTCTTCTGCCGGCCCAATCTTCTACATAACCGTGAGTTCTCAAGAATTCTTTCGAGCTATTAATAAGCTCTTCAACTTTCGGGAAGCTCTTGAAGAAGTTATCAAAAATCTCTTGTGCTTCCTGATTTGTTTTATTAATACGTTTTGCAAGTGTCGACGGACCCATTCCGTAAGTAAGGGCGAGAAGTACCATCTTCGCTACAGAACGTCTTTCCTTACCTTCTTTGTTCAAGTGAGTCTTATAACCGCATACGGTCTTATTTCCGTCAAGCTCGAGAACGGTGCCTTCAGGATAATGCTCAAGATTATCCTCATACTTGTTATTATAAATATTAGAAGCAATAACGCAATAGAGGTCCTTACCTTCAAGATAAGCTGCTCTCATTGCGGGGTCACCACTAAGGAAGGTTGTTATACGGGGTTCTTGCGCACTATAGTCCGACCCGACGAGTTTATATTGAGTTCTTGTTTTTACTTTCATTAATGCTTCCTCACAATAAATTCGTATTCTTTCTTTAAAACATTGTAATTAACCATTTCAATAAGAACAGGTCCTACATCAGTAAGTACATAGTCTTTGAGTGCTACAAGGTCTTTACCATATTTCCAACCGTCAACAGTTTCAATCTCTGCTGTTTCATGTACTGTAAAACGGTCTACCTCAACTTCAATATCAGCAAATTCTTTCTTAGCTTCAAACAGAAGTCGAGTAATTTTACCGTCACCTCTTGAAGGAATATTCTGACTGTTAAATCCAGAAATTTCCACAGGCTCATCACCGTCAAGGAACTTAAATTCACCACCAGAAGAGAAACGGCCTGTGTCAGTACCAACAGAATTAAGCTTATAACGAATACGTCCATCAGGCCAATGGCGTGCAAGAGCAGGCAGAACGTCAATATAAGTAGAGATAAGTTTAACCACGCCACGACGCTCCAAAATTAGCTTACAGAGCGCGATATCAGTTCTCTCAGCTAAAGCCTCAAGCTCATCTTTTCCGGTTCCTCTGGGCGATTTTTTGCTTACCGTAGGACACTTCAGAATATCATAAAATAGGATAGCAAGCTGGGTAGGCGATGCAAGGTTGATAGGATCGGCAAGCTGCTCAATCTTAGACTTGCCTACCTTATATCTCTTACCTGTCTTTTCGTCTACATAAGGATACTTCTCTTCAAGTTTCGCAAGTGAGAGAGTTGTCTTCTTAGGTTCAAACTGCTTAGTTCTATCAGTAGCATCCTTGCTGCTCTTCCACTTTGTAATAGTAGGCTTGAGAGCCTCAAGTTCTTGCTCAATTCTTACGTCAATATCTTCCAAATTTTGATTAAACTTAAGACGAAGTCTTTCGCCAAATTCCTGGTCAATACAAACACCAATAAGCTCCATATCGCCTGCAACTTTTACAATCGGCATTTCGATAGTCTTAAACATCCAATAAAGTCTTTCGTTGCCAGGTGCTTCTAAAATAGCTACCTGATATACATAAAGTTTATCAGTCATCATTGAGTCAGTTGCGGCGTAGAGAGCGAAAATATCTGGTTCTACATACTTATAAGGAACGATGAACAAGCTTTCGATATCATACTTTTCCTGAGTAGGGTCAATCTTATTAATGTACTGCCACTTCAAGCTCATCTTTTCGTTTTCATTGATAGTATGGGCGCCAATCATAGTATCCCAGTCAGGCTCAATTTCAATACCACAAGTACACTTAATAACTTCATAATCGAACTTACCATTATGCATTACAACAAAAGTGCCGGCATCTTTAATTCTCTGAAGCTGCTCTCTGCAGTCTGCCTCAGTAAGCTGCCAGTCAAGATGTTCGCCCGTTTCAGGATTAACATGATTGATAGGAATATAAGCCTGCTTGCCGCCCTCATAATACAAACAAAGACCCATTAACTGACAAGTCATGGGGTCAGTAGAGTTATTGGTCTCAGTATCTATTGCAATTCGACCGAACTCGATAGCCTTAGAAATATAGTCTTCAAAAGTCGCCTTGTCCTTAATAACAATAACGTTCTTTTTCTGCTTGCCGAGTACTTCAAGTACCTTAATTTTAATTAAGGCGAGCTTTTCAGCAAGAGAGACCTTCTTAGACTTAAGTACCTTAGCTGCGTCTACTTCGCCTTCTTCGGTATTAGCAATCTTACGAGCCAAGGCTTCAGGCTTAGGCTTATTAAGTTCTACATTAAATTCAGATAATTCTTCAGAGGCAAATAAGCTCTGGTTAGTTATCTTCTTAGGCTCTGCCACAACAGTTGGTGTTGCTTTTTTAATAAGAGCTTCAGGTGATACTTTTGGCTTTGCACTAACAGATAAGTCAAAGCCACCAAATAAACTATTCATGTATAACCTCGCTTAAAATATATTTCATATAATATAATACAATAAAAGACGGACCATTTTCAGACCCGTCTTTTAAATTTGTTTTAATTATTAGAAGCTGAAGCCAGAGAAGTTTCTTACAGGAGTCGTTGCTGCGTTAGCAGGTGCTGCTGTTGCGGGAGTATTCATGGGAGCATCAGGGGCAGTATACTGAGGTGTGGCAGGAGCAGTGTAAGCAGGAACTGTCTGAGCGGGAGCTGCCTGAGCAGGTGCCGTATAAGCAGGAGTAGCAGGAGCTGCATAAGCGGTAGCAGTATTTGCCACAGTATTTACAGTCTGCTGATTGTTTGCCTTAGCAACCTCAGGGAACTGACCGGTAGCAAGGAAGGTGTTAATTTCCTCAACAGACTTCTCCCAATAAGAATGCTTAGCGATATTAAAGTTATTGAAAGCACTGAAGTCAGCGGGAATCATCTCAGGCTTAAATACAGGATGAGTTGCAGGAAGAACGTCTACAGAGTAAATAGTCTGCATGTCGCCAGCCTTACCGTTACGAGTAATAAGAACAAGAACATCCTTAAGATTACCTGCTACCATAAGCTTATTTGCAAGTTCACGAGAGAACTGAGCAGGACGGTCCCAAATAACGGGAGTAACAGGAGTGTAACCGGTTGCGGACTGAGGATCGCGATAAGAAACAAGCATAGGAATAAACATCTTCTTAGCAGACTTACCGATAGAGCCCTTAGGATTTGCCTGATTTGCAGAGCAAAGAGGACAGCCGGCTGCATTCATGCCGAGAGGATTGTGGCAGCTTACCTTCATCCACTTACCACCGACCTGAAGTGTATGAACTGCTGCGAACATAAACTCATCGGTAGAACCGAGGTTGATACGAGCGATAGCGATGTCGCCATCATCCTTGAGCTTGAAGTAACCAATCTTAGTGCCGTCACCGGACTGGGTCTGCTCCTGAGCTGCGATCTGCTGATACTGTGCGAAATTGAAAGTACTTGACATTTTTAATTTTCTCCTTTGGTATTGTTTAGTATTTTTTATTTATTTTTTATATTTATCGGATGTCAGCCGATATTATATAATACAATGTGATTTATGAATTTTTAGCCTCATTCATAACTTTTTGGAATTCGTCATAT